TTGTTACGGTATAAGAGCCATCTGCGCTATGAGGAACCCACACGTTGCTATTGTCGTAAAAACGATAATCTTGACCAGAGTTGCCAGTAAAGTTATAACCCTGAGTGCTAAAAGCAAGTTCTCCGACATTTGAAGTTGTAACGCTATAACTGGCCGTGCCAGAGCCACCAAGGGTAGTGCTAGCGTCGCTAATACCGCCATAAACCCTGACGCGGCTACGGTTATTTATAGGGTCTTCCTGTTGCAGAATCATGCCCACATATATTCTTGCACGACTACCTTGGATAACTTCGTTATATACCGACATCCGTTTATCCTAAGTAAAGCTAAAGAATATGTCACCAATTGCTAGAGCGCTGCCATCGGGCCTTGTTGTAGGGCGTGTCGATGCAGTAGCGGTGGCGGTCATAATTACCCTGCTTGGCTGAGCAAAGTTTCCAGACACGCTGTTAAAACCAGAGACGATTAAAGCGGGCTTAGCTTGAGCGTTCGTAATTCCATTGTTAGTTGTAACAGCTCCAGTAAAAGTTGCGCCAGCTAACTTAGCAAAAGCAGCATCATCAAACCCTAGGACTGGGGCTGTTGGTGTTCCAGAGTTTGTTATAGGAGAAGTGACAGTTGTTGAGCTACCAGCAGGTCCAATAGGTCCAGTGGGCCCAGCAGGGCCAGTAGGCCCAATTGGCCCCTGCCCGCCAAGAACGGCATACTCCCACTGAGAAGTGGTCTCATTATAAACTTTTAATCTTGACATAATTAATCTCCGCTAGGCTTTGGATACTTTTCTTTTACGGCAAGGCAAGCTGCAATGTAAGCGTCAATCTGATCCTGATCGCCTTTTACTACACCGTCAATGTAGTCAGTGATCGGTGGGTACTCAGGTGAACGTGCTCGTTGATAGGTAAGTGCATCGTAAGCAGCCTGTAGCTTTGCAGCTTCTGCTAGGCACTGCTCTTCAGTTGGCTGAGTCTGTTCTTCATCTAGCCACTCAAGGCCAGAGTAGTCATCGCCTGTTAGGGTCCATTGCGCTCCAGGCGTGAGTGCCTGTAGTGCTTCTACTATTCCAAATGTTCTGTTCATTATTTTCCTTACTGGGCTATTTCCCAAATTGTACCTGTTGAAACCATTGTTTCATAACCATCTTGTCCAGTATTTAAAGCGCTTCTATTTAGAAAAAAGGTGTAGTTTGTTGCATCCGTAGATTTAACGGCTGGAGCAAAAACCTGTGAAACAGTAGAGCCAGCTATGCAGGAATATTGTATAAAATAATTGTCTGGCGTACTTGCCACATCTTGGTCGTAATTGGCAGACACAAAACCAGACCATCTAACATTTCCGCTTTCAGAGTTGTAGCCAGTCTCTCCCGTTGTAGTAATTAAAGAACCATTTCTGTGGATTAGAAAAACATCGTTGTTGTTAACTTCGCAGTTAACCATCCATTGAATAATGAGCCTGCTGTTTGCAAATTTAGGGGTAATGCTTAAATTCAATGGGGTGACGGTGGTTCCATTACCAGAATTATTTGAAGCAAAAGTGACCCTGGAGTCAGACCTAACAGTCTGAACTTGCACTACAGAGCCAGGGTAGTAAAACTGCCCAGACGTAGCGGCATTTGCAACAGTCTGCCCAAGCGTGTTTTCCCATTTATCAAATCTCATTGTTGAAGTCATTGCGCGACCTCCATGATCGTAAAGGTGGATACGGCTGTACCGCTATACATAAGGGTGTTATCCGCGTAACTAGATGTCCTGTTCCATAGCAAACTTGTAGACTCTGTTACGCCCTGAATATTGTAAGTAATTGCAGAAGTTGTGCCAGCGGTGTCTAAGAAATTTGCAGAAACAGTTCTTGAAAGGTGGTTAGGGTCTGCCGATTGTGTCCAACCGCTAAAGGCGGTGACTCTAGCACGTGAACCCGTAGCATCTCCTACACCAATGGCGCTACCGTTTTTAGTAAACCTGAAAGCTGCGTTGTTTGAGGTTGTTCCACCTAACGTGACATTTGCCATTAGTAATAATTTACTGCCTGAAAATTTTGGCGTTATAATAATCTGCAATCCGTTAGCTGGAAAATCTGACCAACCAGTATGAGCGGTAATTGTTGTTGTGTATGAGATAGAGCTAGTTTTACTAACTACTTGAACTACGTGACCTGAGGCATAAGTAGAACCAGAACCCCCTACGTCAGTCATGTTACTTACTCTTAGTTGACTCATTGCGCTATCTCCATTAACATAATTGAACTTACACCTAGTTCATGCCCAGATAGCCCTGGAGTCCAACCTACGGTTCTATTTGTAAATATAGTCCCAGCACCGCTAGCAATAAACGTCACTTGATAAGTTACCGCCGAGGTTGAATTTGGAGAGTCTGAAACAAAATAACTCATAGTTTCTGGTGTGGAGTTTGCATCAGCAACATAATAAGTTAAAGTTGCTGCGGTTATCCCATTTATAAGGGTTGCACCAATACCGTCAGTTTGTCTTCCAACTTGAGTGCCATTTCTACTTAGTCCAAACATTGAATCCCAAGTATTAGCTGAATTGCCAAACTCCCCAAACCATCTTGCTTGAATGACAATTTTGCTAGTAGCTTTTTTAGGGGTAATGGTAGCACTCAATCCAGAAATGTCTAAAATTGTGTTAGCAGAAAACCCTTGAGAGGTTCTTAATAAATTTTCCACATTGACAACCTGTATAACAGAACCAGGCGCATAAATAGTATGTCCAGAAGGCACGGTAATTACGTTGTTGTTAGCAAGCAAACCTTTTAATTGCCCAACGCTTAATTCGCTCATTTAAACAACGCTCCAAGAAGACCCAGTAGGGATTGTGACTATAACACCGCTGGCAATTGTGATTGGCCCAGCGCTAAGTCCATTATAGCCTGCTGGAATTGAGTAGTTAGCTACAATAGTTTGCTCGTTTAGTTTAATGGGAAACGTACTTGCTATTACCAAATCATCAAGCGCATCAATATCAACATCTACCCACTCCGTATTAAAGTCGGTAGCGTCTACCTTTGCAAGAACCTGACCAGCTGTTCCGCCAGATGGTATTTCAATTGCGCTTTCGTCAGTATCTACCCATAAAACCTCGGTGCTTGTCGGGGCATTGTCCTGAAAAACTATACCTGCTTCACCAGCAGCACCAGTAGGACCAGCGGGTCCAGCGGGACCAGTCGCCCCAGCTGGGCCAGCCTGAGTGTACATAACCTGCACGGCGGTCAAGATAATTGAAGGTACGGCTGGGTAGGTTGGAGAGGTTCCAGCAGGCAAAGCCTCAACCTGTAAATCTAGGCTATCTCCAGCCCAAAAGACTTGAACGTAATCAGCCGCCACGGCTGTTGCTACATAGTTGATTGTTATAACTTGGCGATTAGGAATACCAGCAGATTTGCGTGGTGCTAAGTCAATTTCAGTAGCGGAGTCTGGGTAGTCAACTCCGTTTTTCTTTACCCAAAAAATTGCCTTTTGTACAGAGTTAGCATAGTTAGTAACCTGAATCGAAAACGTCATGCTGTAAGTTCCAGCATTTGAAAAGGTTACTCTGTTCCCGCTGACGATGCTTACACCGTTAGCTTCTGCGGTTGTGCCAATTGCAATAACCTGAGCCGCTGAAGTTGATGCAAGAGGTTGATCTGTCATGTCATAGAAAGATCCGTAGTGACCTAATGCACCACCAGTTCCTATGTCACCTTGGATGCCCTGTATACCTTGGATACCCTGAATACCCTGAGGACCAGTGTCTCCAGTATCACCCTTTGGACCAGTAGGACCAGTTAGACCAGTAGGCCCAGTAGGGCCAGTATCTCCAGTGTCACCTTTTGGACCAGTAGGGCCAGTTAAACCTGTAGGTCCAGTTAGACCTGTAGGGCCAATAGGACCAGTAGGGCCAGTTGGTCCAGTCGGTCCAGTTGGGCCAGGTACAGTTGAGTCAGCCCCAGTAGCTCCTGTGGGCCCAGCTGGACCAGTAGGACCAGTAGGACCAGTAGGCCCAGCAGGTCCTGTAGGTCCAGCTGGTCCAGTCATCTCCGCTAAACCAAGAATGTCGGTAGCTTGTATTTTTTTAGAAGTCTTGCCGTCGTGAACGTGATCTCCAGGACTGGCCTGCCCCGCCAATGGACCTAGTGTATGGTGATAGGCAAGGGGATTTTCATCAACGTCAGAGTTGATGTGGAGGTCTTTTACCTCTTGATATGTTGGATTTTCATTGCCGAATAAGCCCATGCATAATAGAATACCAGAGAAGGAGACACGAGACATGAGCAAGTCAAAGAGCATAGGCACCCGTGCTGAAACAGCAGTTAGAAATTATTTGCTATCAGTGGGCTACAATCCATTAGATGCGCACCGAAATGTATTGAAAGGTAAAGACGATGAGGGGGATGTTTGGCTACGCGAAGCAAGCGGTCTTATTGTATTTGAGGTCAAAGGCGGCAAATCCGCCAAAGACGCCTCATTCCAGCAGATAGGTAAATGGTATGAAGAAGCCGAAAAAGAACGTGATAACGCTGATGCACGTTTTGGGTTCCTTGTTACTCAGCGTGCTGGCGTTGGCTATCCCCGTGCTGGTGATTGGTGGGCTTATGCATCTCTTGGCGACCTTATCAATCTTCGTACTAACTTTGAGCGTATTGATAACACACTCGTAAGAATAACGCTAGCGGAGCTAGTAAAATTGATACATGGCTAAAGAAAGCTACGATCTACAATCAGTCCTCCTCCAGCTAGGCGAAGGGCTAACCGAAGCTTCTCGTCAGCCTAACCTGTATGACTACGTACCCAGCGAAAAACAGCTACTTTTCCACAAGCACGAAATGCCAGACAGGCTCTATATTGGAGGAAACCGATCTGGTAAATCACTTGGATCTACTATCGAAGCTATCTGGTGGCTAACTAATTCTCACCCCTACAGGGAGGTGCCAGACGAGCCTATTCGAGGCCGTGTGGTTGCCGTTGACTTCTTGAACGGTGTGGATAAGATTATCCTCCCGCTATACAAGCAGTGGTTGCCTAAGTCATTTTTGATTAACGGGTCATGGGAGCAGAGTTACTCCAAAGAACGCCACGTGCTTACCCTTAATAACGGCAACTTTGTTGAGTTCATGTCCCAGGATCAGGACCTAGATAAGTTCGCTGGTTCATCTAGGCACTTTATTCATTTTGACGAGGAGTGCCCACAGTCCATTTTTCGTGAGTGTTTGGCTCGATTAGTGGATACCAACGGAGTATGGTGGATGTCCCAGACTCCAGTGCAGGGTATGGAATGGATCTTTGACGACATCTACATACCAGCCAAAGAAGGCACTAAAAAGATCGGAGTCGTCGAGGCTCAGATCCACGATAACCCATCACTTAGCCGTGACGCTATTGAAAAGTTCCTAGACATGCTGCCAGAAGAAGAGCGAGAGGTTAGATCTAAAGGTCAGTATGTCCACCTTGGAGGTGCTGTATTCCCCGACTTCTTACCTACTACGCATTGCATCCCTAGAGGTCAGTTTAGCCCTAAGGCTGGCGACCGCATTATCCGCACAATGGACTCAGGGTATACAAACCCTACAGTATGGCTATGGATCGCCGTGTCGCAAGACGGCACAATGACTGTATTTAGGGAACATTATCAAGCTAAGCTGACAGTGGCAGAACATGCCGCTATAGTTAATAAGATCACGAGGGAAATTGAGACGGAATATGACTGTGAAGTATGGCTTACAACTGGCGACCCAGCTATTAAGCAGACTAAAGAACACACGGGAACATCGATTCTTCAGGAATACCAAAAAGCGGGCATCTACATCTCAGTGGACTCCATCCCTACCGATCGCCGTATTGGGCTACAAAAAATACAGCAATATTTCAAGATTAATCCGAAGACTAAGAAACCGTTTCTTATGATTACGGATGAATGCCCCCACCTAATCGCTGAGTTGCCTAAACTCAAGTGGAAAAAGTGGGCCAGCGTAAAGGTAGCAGAGCAACACAATAAACAAGAAGACATCCGAGACGTGAACAATCACTGCTATGATGCTCTTAAGTATGCAATGACGTTCATGGATGACCTGACGCCAGAGCAGCTAAGCGGTAAAGCAACACATGAGAGATTCCACACCAGTTTTGGTGAGCGATTCAATCCAGTAACCCCACTAACCGACATCGACGATAGCGATTCCTGGGGACCTGGTTGGCGAGGCGTGTCTCACATACAATCATTGGAAGGATAGAGATGGATAAGTTTCAAGTATCATTTCGTTTTTACGAAGCTGGGGCACCCTACCCAGGAATTTGCCTAAGATGCGGCGCTGGATCACGTTTATGGGATCTGGGCAGAAGCATTAGCGGAACAAATATGGGCGCATACTACTGCGACGGTTGCCTTGTAGAGCTAGCTAGCTTTACTGGCATGGTTCAAAGAGACGTGTTTTCTAACACGGTAACAAAAATTGAAGAAGATCTAAATAAGACCAAGGCCCAGCTAGAAGCTGCGCCAAAATTAATAAAGGAGTTAACCCATGACATCACTTCTATTCTCGGTGAGTTTGTCTCTAACCTTGCTAGCGTCACTAGTTCTAATAAGCCTGTACAACCTAAAGGTACTAAAGCCGACGTTGGAGACACTGGAGAGATCACTGAAGAGCCAAGAGGAGACGGCGAAGCAACAGCAAAAATTGCTAAGCCAAGCTCTAAATCTTCTAAGTAGTAAAGAGCCTATTGCTTACCAAATGATGCAGGCCGCAACGCCTGAACCTGTGGCTCAAGGGGTGTATAATGGACCGTATCTAACGGGTGAAGAGTATGAGCTAATGGTTCAAGATCAACGTCGTATGGATGAACAATGGAAAGACTTGGAAGTAGACTATGGCGATTAACGATCTAGAGCAGGAAATGGCTGCGCTTGACAAAACTATGCTTGAGCCATCACCCGTGGTTGCAGGCGAGCTTGTTGAAGACGACATCCTTAAGAGATTTAAGAAACAAGAAGAGGCCAAGAAGCTAGTCGCATGGGCTAAGTCCGAGTACGAGAAGTGCAAGTCAGCCCGTAAGGTCGAAGAGAATGACTGGTACCTACAGCTTGCCTTTTACAACGGATACCAGTACCACGACTGGCGCACTGTAGCTGGACGTCAAGGTCTAGTTGAAGAGCCAAACCCTTCTCTGCTACCTCGTATCACTGTAAACCGCATTGAGCCAGTTGTCCGCACTGAAATCGCAAAGACGACTTCTCAGCAACCATCTGCCTCCGTAGTCCCAGCCTCTAACGACGAAGAAGACTTACTATCAGCAACTGCTGGTGAGCAAGTCTGGCAGTCTATTTATGACAACAACCACTTTCAAACAGAGATTCTACAAAAAGCCGAGTTCTGGAGAGCCATTACTGGTAACGGCTTTATCAAGTGTTTCTGGGATTCCAGCGTTAAGCACTTTGACACACAAAAGATAGAGGACCCACTAAGCGGCGAAAAAAAGATCATCCGAGTACCTTCAGGTAGCGGTGATGTAAAATACGAAGTTGTTTCGCCGTTTCATTTATTTGTCCCTGACCTTTCTGAGGAAGACCTAGAAAGACAGCCATATATCTTCAACGTCTACACAAAGACCGAGGCTTGGGTAAAGTCCAACTTTGCTAGCGTGCTACCAAAAGACTTCAAGCCAACCAAGGTTACATCCAGCGAGATTCAGGATGCTGCACTACTTGACCTACGTGGAGTAGATAACGCTAAGCCTGACTCCGTATTGATTATCGAGGTATGGGTAAAGCCAGATCAGACATCTTGGCTACCAAAGGGTGGTTTAATTACTATCGTTGATAACGAGATCGTACAATACTCAGACTCTGGTATTCCTTATCACCACGGCAACTACCCGTTTGCTCACATCCACGGTATCCAAAATGGTAAGTTCTACCGTAGGTCTGTAATCAAGTCCCTTATTCCGCTACAGCGTGAATACAACAGGACTCGCTCTCAGATTATCCACGCTAAGAACTTGATGGCTAAGCCTCAGATGATGTTCCAAGAAGGCTCTGTTGACTCCCGTAAAGTAACAGCACGTGCAGGTGTTTGGATCCCAGTTAGACCTGGATTCCAATACCCAACACCAGTGCCTATTCAGCCATTGCCTAACTACGTTATCCAGGAAATCCAGCAACTTCAGGGTGACTTTGAAGACGTATCTGGTCAGCACCAAATCTCCCGTGGTGAAGCTGGGGCTGGCGTTACAGCTGCAACTGCTATGGCTTACCTTGGCGAGCGCGACGATGCTTACCTAACTACTATCTATAACAGTATTGAAGCTGGTGTAGAGAAGATGGCTAGACAGGCCCTTAGCTTGTTTGTTCAGTATGTAGACGACAAGCGCTTAATCAAGATTACTGGTGATGACGGTTCATTCGACGCAATGATGCTTTCTGGAGCTGACATTGCTTCTGGAACTGACATCCGTGTCGAGTCTGGATCTGCTCTCCCAACTAGCAAGGCTGCAAGACAGGCTCTAGTTACCGAATGGATGAAGATGGGCTTCATTCAGCCAGAAGACGGATTACGTGTACTTGAGATGGGTATGTTGAAGCAGTACTACAACACCATCAAGATTGACGAAAATGCTGCTCAGCGTGAGAACTTGATGATGAAGAAGATCACTGAAGAGATGGCTCAGCAGTACGAGGACCAATGGAACCAAGGAGCTCAGGCTGGCGAGATCGACAAGCTAGACCCGAACACTGGACAGCCGTTGCAGGTTCCACCAGTTATCAACGTAAACGACTGGGACAACCACGCAGTTCACGTCGAGGTTCACAACAGATTCCGCAAGTCACAGGCATACCAAGGTCTGCCAGACGCAGCGAAAGCAGAGTTCCAAAAACACGTATCTATTCACGAAATGATCTTGCAGAAGCAAGCTGAGCTTCAGAATATGATGGCAAATGGAGCACCACAAGCTCCTGCGGCTGGCGGTCAGTCACAGGGACAGTTCCCAGAACAAACTGGGATGACAGAAGAACAACTAGGATAGGAGACGTATGTCTGAGGCAATTGAGATTAATCCGCCTGAAGCACCTGAAGTAAGCGAAGCCCCAGAGGCTCCTGAAGCTCCAGCGGTAGAGGCACCAAGCGAACCAGATCTAAAGGTTCACCCAGCTTATGACAAGGTATTGTCAGAGTTACCAGAGGCATGGCACGCAAAGATCGTTCCGCATCTACAAGAACAAGACAAGTATTTCCAGCAGCAGCTAGAGAAGTACACTCCGTTTAAGGAGTTTATTGACGTAGACATTAGCCCTGACATCATCCGTGACAGCCTACGCCTAGCAGAGGTTGCCGTATCTGACCCAGTTTACCTTTACCGTACGCTAGCAGATCAGCTTAGATCTCAAGGACTACTTGAAGAAGCTGAGGCCGTAGAAGAGCAAGCTGACAAGATTGAAGAAGAAGGCGAAGACTACGAACTAAGCCCAGCCTTGCAAAAGGAATTTGCAGCTAGAGATGCAAAGCTCAAGGAACAATCTGACTACATTGAGTCAATTCAGTTTGAGGCAGACGTAAAAGCTGAGCAACAGCAACTTGAAACTGAGATTCAGGATTTATCTTCAAAGTATGAGATTTCAGATGCTCAGATGAGCAGGATTCTAAAGATCCTTGAAGTTCAGCTAAACACTGACGAGAACGCAACCGTCTATACAGCAGCTAGAGAGCTGGCTGAGCTAACTGGCATTCGCTACGCAGCAAAAGGCGGAGCTCCTAGGGCTGATGCGCCAGTAGTTATTGGTAGTGGAGGCGGAGCTGGTATCCCATCCGAGCAGTTGCAAGTACCAAAAGACAGCAAGGCCAAGAAGGAAATGCTATACGAAATGTTTAAAAGGCAGACTAGCAGCGGAGCAAATTCGCTATAGTCTCCAAATAAAAAACCCGTCGATTACTCGGCGGGTTTTTTTGTAGCTAGATACTGGAACAATTGTGGTATCCTGTAAAGGTCTTTGGTACAGCCATTCGAGTCAGGGCCAGACGATGCAAACAATCCCCCCCACTTAATTTATTTAGGAGTCATATACATGGCAGGACAGTCAATTCTGACCTTTGCGTCAGAAGCTATCAAGCTGGTGTACGGCGACCTTCACGAGCAGCTAAGGGACAAAAACCCTGCGCTACAGCTCATCGAAGCATCGTCTGCTAACATCACCCGCAACGGCAAGGAAGTTATCTTCGACACTCACATCGGACGCAACCAAGGAATTGGTGCCCGTGGAGTTCGCGAGAAGCTACCAGTAGCTGGCGCACAGAAGTACAAGCAAGCTCACCTTTACCTAACCAACCTATACGGTTCGATTGAAGTAGATGGTCAGCTATTCGAGCAGGCAGTCGAAGACTACCAGGCTTTCATCAACGTTGTTGACAACGAAATCAATGGTCTAAAGAAGGACCTAGCTAACGACCTAAACCGTCAGGTTTACGGAGATGGCTCAGGTAAGCTAGCGGTTGTTACTGCTCAGCCTTCTTCTACCACATTGACCGTTGACACCGACCACTTCCTACAAGTCGGAATGACTTTTGACGTGGTTGACCCAGTAACTGGTGTAAAGCAGCAGTCAGGTGCAGCAAGCTCGCTAGAAATCGTAGCGATCAACGAAACCACTAACGTAATCACAGTAACTGGTACTCTAGGAACCTTCAACACTAACATCAGTGCTGGCGACTTCCTAGTTCGTTCCTCCAACGGAGTAAACTCCTTTGGTAAGGAGTGGACTGGTCTAAGTGCAATCGTTAAGGCTACTGGCGAACTACACGAAATCGACCCAGCTAGCTACCCAGTATGGAGCGCAACAGAGGTTGCTCTTGGAACCCCAGGAGTATCAACTGGAACTCTAACTGAGTTGGCACTGATCAACCTAGTACAGAAAGTAGACAAGCAGGGCGGTGACGTTGACGTAATGTTGGCATCCCCTGGAGTCTTCAACGCTTACTGGGATCTTCTACAGGGTCTACGCCAGTTCACCAACGGCGCAACCCTTGAGGGTGGACAGCGTGCATTCACATTCGACGCGGTTGGCAAGCCAATCAAGTTCGTATCTGACTACGCTGCCCCGCCAAGCACCTTGTACGCGCTAAGCTCGAAAGAGATTGTGGTTAACCGCAAGCGCGACTGGGCATGGATGGACCGCGATGGTTCTATGTGGTCACGTGTCGCTGACACTGACGCATACGAAGCTCGCTACTTCCAGTACTCTCAGCTAGGTACATACCGTCGTAACGCACACGCTGTTATGACTAACATTACCGAGAAGTAAAAAACAGCTAAGTGCCCGTGGGGATAGACCCGTCTCATCTATCCCCACGGGTTTTACTTTATAATAGAGACAGGAGATGATATGAGTTACATAGAATTTGACAAAATAGACGGACTATACTCAACCGATCACCGCAGGGTAGCCGAGGTAATTAGCGACCTTTTCCCTACAGTTAGGCTGATCCGAGTTGACGCGCTTCACCCCGCTTTTGATCCAGAGAGACCATTTGCGCTAGTAGATGAGCCTCACATGCTACCTCCTTACGTAATTAGGTACATGCGAGAGTCCGAGGTGGATCAGAGGCTAGTTGCATGGCTTGTAGAAAACAACATGCATGACAAGGATTCAAAGGTAAACAGGCTCAGAATTTTAGAGATGGCAGAAGCCGCCATGAAGGCCAAGCGTGAGCTAGAATGGATGGAGGAAAAGAAGGACATGATGAAGTCAGTCATGAGTTCTCGTAAGAATGAATACCGCCACGATGGAAAGGTACTTAGGAAGTAATGCCAGCAGAGCTATTTACTAAACTCGTAAGTGATGTAATCACTCGCGTAAAGACTCAATTTGGAGACACTTCTGGAGCGCAGATCAACGATGAAACCATCATCCGCTGGATTAACGACGGACAGCAAGAAATTGTAAACAACAACTCGATCCTAAAGGACACGAAACTGGGCAGCATTGTTGCTAACCAAGCTGAGTACACCTTTCCCCTAGACAAGGTTCAATACATAGAGGCTCTTTACGTAGAGGGTCGCCCTGTTAGGAACTTATCACCTCAAGGTGCTAGGGACTTTATTCTTGCTACTGACCCAACCCTTGCAGCTCGCGGGGATTACCCTGAGCTTTGGTATGAGCGTGGTGGCGTTATCACCCTTTACCCAGTTCCACAGAAAAGTTTTCCAAATGGTCTAAAGATGGAATACGTCAAGATGCCTACTCAAGTAAGTGGCTACAACGACGTACTAGGTATTCCAGACAGGTATGTAAACCAGCTAGTAAACTACTGCATGGCTCAGGCTTTGGAATACGATGAAAACTACTCAGCAGCACAATTAAAGCTAGGTCAGTTCAGAGACGGGCTAG